CATTACTTAAACTCCTTTGGTAAGGTATCTTCAGTATACCAAGTAAAACCGTTTGCTTCAGCCCACTCAGCATGTGTTCTTTTAGTACCGTCTTTTCTTTTCTTAGCTGCAGGCATAGGAGCATACGGCTTTTGAAATATAAATATAAGTTCCATTGTATTAGGTAAAGCTTTTCTAATCCATAGATACTTACTGTACTCAGCGTGATCCCAAAACCTACCCTTTGCTTCGATAAGTATTTTATCTTTTTCAAAGTCAGGTTCATAAGTATGCTCTACTACATAAGGTACTTTGTTTGTATGGTGACTCCAGTTGTGAAGTATACCTGCGTGTAACTCATACTCCCACTTACTATCGTATCCTTTAGGAATATTCTTTTCTCTAGGTCTAATTTTTCTAGGTTTTCTTTTAGCCATTAGTTAGTCCAGTAACCTGTGCCAGCTTTAACCTGCTGGTCGTTAACTAACTCATGTAAAGTTATATTAGGATTACGTTTTACTTTTTTATAGAACCAGCGTAACGAATAAGCACTTAATAAAAACTTACGGTTAGCAAAAGAATGTGTTTGTTGTGGCATAAATTCATGCACGTTTCCTATGTGTATCTTAGTAACGTCTTCTCCTTCAGGAACAACAGAGCGTAACCATTCTACCAATAGTTCTTTGCTACGTTTTCTTAATGCTTTAGATTTTTTTCCATTCATTTAGTAACTTCTAATACTTTAGGTTCTTTTACTACTCTAGTTAAATAAGAATATCTATTTGAATATTTAAATACTCGTAATCCTTTACCTTCGTTAGAGTCTGCATGACATTCAAACTTATGTCTGCACCATGTACATCCTCTAGCTATTGACATGTTTCCTGCTGCTCCATCAATTACAGTATTATAACATAAAGCAGGAGGAGTGTCTATCTTTATTAATTTTTTAACAGTTTTTATTTTCTTTTTTATGTCAGGTTTGTCAAAAGAATCAGGTCTATATAAAGTTATTTCACCTGACTCTTTGTTCATTGCTAAGAAACCACCCTTGTTTGTACCTGTAGCAGCCTCGTAACCTGCCAACTGAGGGAGATAACCAAACATATCATCTTCGGCTAGGGTTTTGTTATAAAACTTCTTAAACGCGAAACTAGAAGCTGTCTTAATGTCTACTACTTCACCATCAATAACACAATCCATGTGTCCTTTAATGCCAGATACAGAAACTTCTTTCTGTTCATCGGTAACTTCATGTCCTGCTATTTTGATTAGCATCAGTAGTACCTCTTCAAGCAAGTGTCCGTATAGAAATTTAATAAACACAGAAGGTTTAATCCTTTCAGTTGTCTTACTTTCTGAACGCATATCATACCATAACTGTCGCATAGGTTTACCAATGTTAGACATGCGTAACGTACCGCTATCTCTTGGTCTAGGGTTAGACCATTGAGAAAGAACTTCTTTCATTGACTCACCGAAAGCATCGATAGTTTTATCGTCTATGTTTAATGACTCACCATCTGATAGTACAGATAGCTTAGAGTATATATCTTCTACAAGTGTGTCTAGTTTTTTCATAAGTTTTCCTCTTCGTGTTTCTTTAAATACCTTAATGCTGTTTCTAAACCTTCAATGTTGTCACCTAGTTTTCCTATTCCTTGATTACAGTGCATACATAAAAAACCTCTGAACTTTAGTGTGGTGTGATCATGGTCAAACTGTAAAGATTTCTCACTTTCTTTACCGCAACACGCACACAACCCTGTGTTTAGATGCTCAAAGAGCGGTCTTTCTTTTCGTCTCCAGTTACGCTCTAAGTTTGAACAAGGTGAGCATCTACTATCGAACCCTGCTACACCTGATTTATGAAACATTTTCATAGGTTTTTCTTTTTCACATAGCTTACATACTCTCTTTTCTCCAGTGTAATCTTCATAGTCAACCTCATGTTCAATCTCAAAAAGCTCTAGCTGTTTGTCGGGTAATTGCTTAGTGTGTTTCACTCCAGTTCCCTCCATATTTATATTCACCGTCTAAAGGACAGTTCATTTTAAAATGATCGCCTGCTTCTATTATAGACCTAACACCTATCGAACCTATCAGGTCTGCTGTTTGTTTAGGTGCTTCCATTTGCCACTCATCATGTATGTTGGCTACAAACTTATGCTCTAGTCCTGCTTCTTTAAGATGCTTATCAAATATAACAAGTGCTTTCTTCATAACGATAGCTCCTGCTCCTTGTAGCAAAGTATTCAAAGATGAGTGCGCGTTGCGTATAAATAATTTTCTACCATCTAATGCTTTAATGTATCCCTTTGCTGCCGCTCTCGTAACTCTATCTCTAAGAGATTTAAATGATGGCTTATTATCAAAGAACAATTGTCGAGATCTTCTACCATCTTCTTTATTGCCGCCAACCACGCTGCCAAGCTTTTGATCTCCTGCTCCGTACATGAGAGCGTAGATAAATGTCTTCGCCTGATCTCTTGATTTAAGTCCTGCAAGTTTTTGATTAGCGGAGTGAATGTCTCCATTAAGTATTTCATTTGTAAACTCCTCATCTTTCATATAGTGGGCTAACATTCTTATCTCTAAACCTGACGCATCTATTCCTAGTAGTACATTACCTTCGTCTACTGTCCAACACGCACGACACTCCTTGCCGTAGGGTTGTCTAAGACTAGGTATCTGTGCGGTGTTAGGGTTGCGGTGTGTCATGCGACCAGTGATAGCACCGTTAGGTATAACAAATCCATGTATCCTACCATCTTCCTTGACTGCTTTAACCCACGAATCAATGTGAGCTATACGTTTTTGTAACAGTAAGAACGTAGCAATTAAACTTGCTTCGTGTATATGTGTTACTTGTTCTAAAGTTTTCTCATCTACGATAGGCTGACCAGTAGGTGTAAACCTATCTGGCTTCCACCCAAAGTCAACTAAGTATTCTCCTATCTGTTTACGACTACCAAGATTAAAGTCAACTAACTTCCTGCGCATGAACGGTTCAGCAGAAGAGTTAGGATGTAGTGTATCTTGATATACTTGTTTGTATTCATCATCAGTAAGACCACGTTTAGATAACGTACCATCTTTCTTTATGTAAGGAGTAACTAACTTATCATCTACCCATCTAGGTTTGAAAGTACCATGTACTTCATCTTCAATCTTTTGTTTCTTCTCTCTTAGTTCAGCAAGTAATATCTCAGCATTAAAGCTGTCAAATTTAAAACCGTTGTCTTCTTGCTTCTTCATTATCCTTGCAACGTCATGTTCAATCTCTACACTCTCCGTAGAAAACTGTTTAGATTCTAATCGTAAAGCTTTGAATACCATAGTGTTTAACTGTACATCTTGTACACAATACTTCATCATCTCTGGTGAGTAGTTTAAATAGTCTACAAAATTAATCTTAGGATAATTTAATTTGTATCCCCATGCTCCTAAACTATGACCACCTTCTCGGATAGGATTTAATAACCTAGATAACACTAACGTATCTAAAGATTTTATGTTAGACAAGTCAACACCTGTAAGTTTTTTAATAACAGGAATGTCAAAGCCTATTATATTATGTCCTATTAATCTGTCAGCAGTAGTTAAAAACTTACAGCCTTCGTTAATCTGGTCAGGTTTAAACTTAAATATCTCACCTGACTCAGGGTTCTGACAAACAATACAATGTATCTTTGTTGCTTTAAGATCGTCTGTTTCTATATCAAATACTAAATCCATATTAAAATCCTTCGTTGTCATTTTCAACTTCTATGTCTTCGTTGTCTATTTCTTTTAGCCTGCCTGTCTCGTTATCATAAAGCAAGTGACAAGCAAGTCCTACATCACCAGTGTATCTTGATTTAAGTACTCGAACCTTTGTTGTCTGTGACTCTTGGTGATCGTCTGATTGTTGGTTACGTTCAAGCGCCAGTACACAATCAGATAGCTGTGCAATACTCTGACTTCCTCTAAGGTGAGATAGGTTTACTTCGATACCGTTCTCATGTCCTTTGTTACCGTCAATCCTACGAAGATGTGACACTAGTATAACACCTGCACCTGTCTCTTCTACAATACAACGAAGTCGTGTCATGATACTATCAATGGTACGTCTTTCATCTCCTTCTGCTGAAGCACTGACAAGCATGTGTAAGTGATCTACTACTATCCACTTACAGCCACAACCTATAATCATAAACCTTATCTTAGAAAAGATTTCATCTAGGTCGTTAGCTCCAAAGTGAGCATGTACCCACACTCTGTTCTTGTTCTGTCCGTCATAGAGAATGTCAAAGAGCTTATCTAATTCTTCTTTAGAATAACTATCTCGTACTTGATCTATGTATAACCTAGCGTTAGCTTCGATAGATAAGATACCATCAATAGTCCTGCGCCAATCTTCTTCAAGCGCAATGATACCTACGTTGTCCTTAGTCTTATTGATAAGCCAATGCTCTATCTCTCTAGTAACACTAGACTTACCAAGACCTGTACCCCCTGTAAGAGTAATCAGTTCTCCTTGTCGCATACCATATAGCTTCTTGTTAAGACCAGCATATGGATAAGGAACACTATCTTTCTTCTCTCGGTTATGAAACTTATCTCGTTGTTCGGATACGTTAATAACACCAGACGGTGTGTAAGTTTTAGCAGACCACCAAGCTTCTGTAAACTGCTTGTGTTTGTTCTGTCGTAACATATCATTAGGATCTTTACACCCTGTAGGTAGTGTCATGATACGAGCTTTACTAGGTTTGAAAAGCCTTGCTACTTTTATGCTTGCTTCTTTACCTGCCTTGTCATTATCAAATGCAATGATAACATTTTCAAAGTCGTCAAAGAACTCAAGGCTTTCTTTTATATCTCTGACTGCGTTGCCTGCACCACGTTTGATAGAGACAACAGCCCACTTACTACCTAGTAGTTCGTAAGCTGCCATCGCATCACACTCTCCTTCTGTTATAGTAACATACTTGCCACTCTTAAATAACTGTTGTCCAAATAATCCTGTGTCGCTGTACGTTCCTTGTAAGAAAAAGTCTTTACGATCTACGATACGACACTTGGTTGCTGACAGTTCGTGTCCGTTGTAGTACGGATAGAAATGTTTAGTTACTCTGCCTTGTAAATCGTGCTGTGCTTTCACACCATATTTTTTTGCAGTCTCTAACTTTATCTTCCTGTCTGTCAGTGCAGAATAAGTACCTGCTATATCATTTACCTGTTGTTGTTGATGAACAACCGAGCTAACTTTATTTGTTTCCATATCTTTTCCTTTGCTTGCATCATCATAGTTAGGCATGAACTCAGCACAACTAAAACACTTTGCTGATCTGTCTTTGTTGATACCAACAGCATCACTACTGCTACACAAAGGACAAGGTTGGTGTACCATATCCCATTCTTTATTATCAAACTCTGCCCTCATGCGTTGCTCCTTTTAAAATTAAGAGGCGGATAAGTTACCAACTCATCTCTTATACTGTTGTAGTGTTGCCTCTATTGTTAAGTTTAATTGTTAGATTTTAAAGCATCTTCTCCTTCTACCAATTCTTCATCACTCTCTCCTGTTGGTTTAGCATCTGCATTAACAATGCTAATTATCCTACCTGAAAAAAAGTTAAGGCTTGCATCTAATTCTTCCATGTCTAGAGCAAGGGTTGCTTTCTTTTGATTCAATCTTTGTAGCCTACCAAAGATACCTTGCGCTTCTTCTGGTAAATCCTCTACCGAAATCTGCACATCATCAATAGTAACAAAAGGTTTCTGTTCCTCAACCATATTAAAACTCCTCGTTATCGTTGTCACCACCATCATCAAAGTCAACAAGCTCGTTAACTTTAACAGCGACTAACTCACCGAACGTACCATAAGCAGTACTATAAGGTCTTACCTTAACTGTAATATTAGAACCGTTACCGATCAAACAATCTAAAGGATTACCGTCTGAGTCAATAAGCTTAGGTGCTTTGTTAGGCTCACCGTCTTTCTTTTTTATTGCAGTCTTACTGAACATGAACGCAGGCTCATCATACTTAGCATTGCCTGCTCTATCAGTAGACTGTTTAAGACCTGCTGCTTCTAAATCAGAAGCTGTATCTGTATCAGTCAAGATAGTAACCATGTATTTATGTGGCTCAAAACGTGTGTTAGGTACAGACACGTTAGCCCACATTGCTTTTCCTGTTGCGTACATCATTGTTGCTTACCTCTTATTGCTGTGAAAAAATTAGTCTGGTTTTATAATTGTAAGACCAGAAACTTACTCGCTTGATTAAGCGAACAAACAAAATATAAAGGAAGGTGATACATGAGGGCTACAATATCTTGTTTGTAATTTTAATACAGGTATTATACATCATCTCTCTCTTCATGTCAAACATTATTTTCTGCTGCTAATGTCTCAAATGTAAATACATCTAACTTATCTTGAATGTCCTCACCTTGTTCGTACCTTTTACTTATAATATTTTCAGCGTCTTCTATACTGTTAGCTCTAACAACAAACTTATATTGTTTAGTTTCATAAAGACTAACAATATATTCTTTATCATTGTTATCTGCTTTAAAGTTTTTAAAGTTTATAACATTATTATTAACCATTGTTTTATTACCCCTTATAATAATTATAAGATTATACCACAGATAGATTTTTATAGCAACTCCTAAAAATTTAAAGGATCTCTAGCTGTATACTTGTATTCATCTTCTTCTTTGTTAGCTTCTTCTTTAGGTGGTACATAAGCATCAATGTATAATCCAAAACTATTACTGTCTAGCATCTCATCAAAGTCTTTAAGTACTACATCTAACTCTTTAATATCTATACTCATTACCTCTCTCCTGATACATAGATAGTAAACTCAGCACTGTCATCAAACTCTATATGCTTAGTAACGTATTCACTATTATCCCAATCTACTTCACGAAAGCCGTGTTCGTCTTTAACTTCTTTACCGTTCTTATGTTTCTTGTATATAACTACACGTTCTTTGTACTTAATACTAGGATAGTCAGCGTGTGATACATCTTCTAAATCTAAACTTACACCTAACTTTTCCTTCACTAATAACTCTAGTGCTTTTTGTATGTCATAGTAATCAAATGTTAATTGCATTATACAAACTCCTTAGCTATGTTAGCTATGATATTATCCATGTTCTCTATTGCATCTTTAGGTAACAGTGCTATCGCAACTTTGTTACCTATCTTTTCTTTTAAATGATAAGAGTTAAGCTTTGGATTTAAACTTAAGACTCCTTGATATCTATTTATATCTAGTGCATAGGAAGTGTTACTGC